TATTTACCAAAGGACGCAGAAGATGAAAAAGGCATCATTTTATTCACAAAACCAGAACCCAAAAGCCCATTCAAACTCATCAAACGTGACCCTGTATTTGGTAGAGCATTAGGATTTGGTGGTGCAGAGGAGCTGTTTGAACCTCAAGTGTGGGTAAACTACGACATGATTCGCAAGCAGAGGATGTTGGACGCTGCTTCAGTAACTCTACTCAAATCAACTGACCCTACGATTACAGCTAAACACCCATCAGGACTTAAAAACCTCAAGAATCTTGAGATATTAGACATAGCACCAAACACAGACATATCGCAAGTAGACACATTTCCAAGGAACATGGCGTTGTTCGATAGGTCAGTAGAGGAATGGGAGACACACGCACAGAGGATGGGTTCAGCTAACGATACACAACTAAGCGATAACCCACCATCAGGCACACCGTTTGCACTTCAAGATTTAGTCACAGAGGAGTCTCAAGGGCTACACAACTATCGCAGAGGTCAGTATGCCAAACACTTAGAGGAGATATACAACGACTGGATTATTCCTCACATTCAAAAGAAAATCACACAAGGCTCTAAGTTCTTATCAGAGCTTACCTTAGAAGAAATGGACTTTGTGGTGGATAAGCTAGTAACAAACCAGACTAACAAAATGATGGTAGAGAAGACCTTGAATGGTGAGTTAGTAACACCAGCAGAAAAGGAGTTCTTTGAGCAAGGAGTCCGTGACGACTTCAAGAAGAAAGGTAGCAAGCACTTCATTGAGATACTCAAAGGAGAGTTCAAACGTGTACCGCTAGGAGTTAAGGTCAGTATTGCTGGTAAGTCTAAGAACCTAGCACGACAAGCACAGAACTACGTCAACCTCTTTAGGGAGATTCGTTCCACAGACCCTCAATTATTCAGGATTCCAGCGATTGCCAACATATTCAATCAGGTCATAGAGTCTTCAGGGCTTGACCCCGTTGACTTTGCCAGCATTACAGAGGAGCAATTTACATCTGTGCTACAACAAAGCCAGACACAAGCACCGCAAGCACAACCACAATTAGCAGCACCAGAAGAGGCAACAGTATAATGAAAGAAAGACTAAAATGGATAATATTTCACCCAATACACGAAATCATCTACCTTCTTGGTGGAACACCGAACGAACACATAGGCACACTTCACTATAGAAACATATCATTAATCGCAAGTGATTTGCGTAAAGTAATGGGCGAAACATCAGTGTAATATGAACCCAATCTTAAAATCAGTAGCAGATAATGGGGAACTCACTAAAGCACTAAAGGAGTTGCTCTTGGAGCAGTTTAAGGAGGACGGTGGAGGTACACAACTAGACGACAGTTCTTTAGGACAAGTTACAAGAGCAAGATTAGAGGGAATTAAAAGGATTGAGCAAGCATTTAAACAAATAGAAACCTTAAAAACTGTAAAGGAAACGCCTGAAGAGGCTCATCCTGGTAGGTAGGTCGTCTCATTATTAACAAGTATGGTATAATAAAATTATGAATAAATTACACACCCTACTCTTAGTCGCTATCCTTGTCTTGGTAGCCGTCTCACTCTTCTCTTCACGAGGTGGAGTTGTGGGTTCTGTAAGCGTTAGCGATGAGTATCAATCAGTACAGACAGGGCTTTCAGTAGCGAGTGGGACAGTGCTTAAACCAGTTCCAGGAGTTTTAGGTTCTATCGTAGTTACCACGACAGCAGTCGGAACACTCCGTATCTACAACGCCACAACATCTGACGTGACATTGAGGGCGCTAGCTACGAGTTCACTAGAAATACTAGCAGTCCTCTCAGACCCAACAGCAGGAACGTACACCTATGACGTAGAGGCAGACGAAGGGATGATTGTTACCTTTATCGGATTACAAGCCAGCACCACAATTACCTACAGGTAAGCACATTGACAATTAAACAAAGCGTTGCAAACTTTGGAGTAGTGAGATGAGACTCTGATGTATGACAGCAACGCCATATTTCAGGGTTTCGTCCGACTACTTCAGAGTGGTCGGGTTTTTTATTAACAAGAAAGTATTACCAATAACGACATAAAAATGATAGAAAAACTAAGGTCTCTTAAGGACAAACTGCGAGGTGGAGAGCAGTCTGACCTTAAAAAAAGAGAAAGAGCGTCTAAGAAGCGCAAAGCGGAAAGAGGTAAAAGAGTAAAACGGGGTCGTAAATTATCAAGAATTAAAAATAAATAACATGAAAGATAAATTAATAATAGCAGGAATTGTCTTGGCTCTAGTGATAGGAATAGCGGGTCTCACAGGCCCAGAAGACGGTAAGGACGGAAGAAATGGTAGAGACGGACGAAATGGAGTGGGTAGTGGCTCAAGCTTGAGCACTGATTCATCCGTCAACTTTGGAGGCGTTGTCCACGAATACAGGTCAGGAGTACTTGCACAGTCGACGACAACCCCTTGTGCCTTCTTGTCTCCATCAGCTTCAAGCACACTTTTGAGTGCAACAGCAAGGATTGATATAGCGTCATCAACAGCAACAACATGGGGGTGGTATCAATCAATAACCACGAATACGGCAACCTCAGTGCTATTGACATCCGCAGTAAACGCTATAGCCGCTGACGGTCAAGGAACTATTATGGCTACAACCACACCATTTCCACCTAACAGCTTTCTAATTCTTGCCGTCGTAGACGGAGATACTGACACACCACCAACAGGATTAGTACCAGTAGGAAGTTGTAAGGCTGAGTTCCAAGTTCTTTAATTTTATTGAGTTCTCAATCTCGTTAAAAGATTGAACACGGTATCATTCCCGCAGAATGACATAACTTATCACAGTTTAAAAGTGAACTAACCTATATATCATTTTATGGAAGAAAAAACAAATGAAGACGCAGTAGTAGAGGAAACCAAGGAGGAAGAAACTGAAGATAAAATCGAAGACGAAACCCCCGAAGACGAACTCACTACTGACACTGACTGGGAAGCAGAAGCTAAGAAGGCACGAGGCATCGCTCAACGACTTCGCACGAAGTTGACAAAGGCAACCGAGAAAAAGGTTGAAAAAGTCGAGCCTAAAGTTGAACCAGTCAAGAAAGAGCCGAACGCAAGCGAATTAGACGAAACAGCACTTGATTTCTTGGACTTAAAAGGTTTTACAGAAGACGAAGACATAACCCTCATTGAGAACATTGTTGCCAAAACAGGTCTAACTGTTAGGCAAGCTCTCAAAGACGAGTATGTTGTTAGTAAACTTAAAATCAATAAAGAAGCACGAGAAGCCAAGGCTGGCACACCCGAAGGGGTCAAACGAGGCGGCGCACAAGGGGACTCTCTTGATGTCGCAATGGCTAAGTATGAATCCACTGGTGAATACCCTGACGATTTTGAACTCCGCTCTAAAGTGGTGAACAAACTCGAAGAAAAGTCCAGCACTAATGTTCCCTCTTACAGGAAACACACTGGCTTCAAGGATAGAGTCTGATTTCGCTTGGTTTAATAGACTAAGTAAAAATAAATATGGCTTCGACCTATATTTATCAGGCAGTGTGGGAGAACAAACTCGCACAACGCCTCGACTTACCACAAAACTGGAAGGACGTATGTGATGTTGTCTTCACGGACGAACAAACGCATAACTTCCCTCTCATTAGTACAGGTAACGAACCAGCTGTTGCAACTCTAACGAACACAGCAGCAGGTCGTTCAGTTCTTTCTAATGTAGTTCCTTTTGTTGATACAACAGAAACGAACGAGACTCTCTCAATCGTTACTGCTGAAATTGACTCTGCATACATCGACTACGCTGACCAAGCACAGTCAAACTATGCAAAACAAGCTATGCTTGGAGACTTACTCGGAAAGAAAATCAGTGAGCGAGTGGAGACAATCGTCCTCGCAGACCACGGCTCATGGACAAACTTTGGTGACACAGGAGCAGGAGTTCTAGGACTCTCTGCTACTCAAATCACCGTGACCACAGCTAATATCGACGACATAATCCGAGGTATTATTGAGCAGATTCAAGAAGCAAACGGCTTTGACATCTACATGGCTAATGGTGGTTTCGCTGTATGGCGACCAGCAGACTGGACAAAGCTAGTTACCTTCATGCAAGCAAACGGATTTTCGTTCGCTGATGAAGCTCTCAAGACGGGAGGAAAAGGCCAACTTGGTAAAGAATCAATGGGACTATTCCATTACGTTTCAACCTCTCATGCTACTAACCACGTCATGGCAGGTGTCCGACAGGTACTCAAGTTGGGTATTCTCAATCGAACATGGGGTCGTACTTATGTTAATGAAGTGCCGTCAAGTTCAACGGCGGGCTCACTTTCAGGTACACAGATTCATACTCGCGTTGACTATGGACTCTTAACTCCAACCAACCTATTACCTACGATTTACGACGTAAACGTAGCCTAGTTGGTATTCATCTCAGCTCCCGAACTATTCGGGGGTTGGATATGGGTAAAGAAAAAGAAGTAAAAGTAGTCATAGGTGTTCCAGTGTCAGATACGGATGCTATGCGAGCATTGACAGCTCAATCAATTGGTGGAGCTATCATAGGTGCTGGCGGGCTTGTCATAGACATGATACTCAGACGTTCATGCGACATTGTGAGTAATAGGACATGGATTGTGAATGAAGCTATCAAGAACGGAGGCACACACCTCCTATTTGTAGACTCGGACATGATATTCCCAGACGACACCATTCCACGCTTACTAGCCCACAAGAAGAAGATAGTAGGTGTTAGGTATAAGAAGCGTGAATTTCCTATCGAATGGTTGTATAAACCAGTGGGTGAGGAGTCCGAAACTGAAATCTTTACAGTAAAACACGTTGGAACAGGCTTAATGCTTATTGACCTTTCGATATTTACCGACAAAAAGAAACCACTGGGTTCACCTTGGTTTAACTTTGGCAGAGACAGTCAGGGGGCTTTGGCTATGGGAGAGGACGTTTGGTTCTGCAACACCGCATGGGAGGCAGGACATGAAGTGTGGGTAGACCCAACCTTACAAATAGGACATTTAGGTGAGTATATTTTTTAAGCGATAATCAACAATTATGCAATTTAGTGACACCTCAAATAATAGCGGAATAGTTCAAGAGATAGATTCTCTTTGTGATAGTGATTCAACCAGCTACCCACTAAAAGACAAAACAAGAAGAATAAACAACGCATTAGAACAAGTCGTAGGTTGGCTTATCAATGCTGACGGCTCGTGGCAGTTTGACGACACCAACTATGGGGACTTCCCTATAGGAACATTTACATTAGTAAACTCACAAGGCAAATACTCCTTCAACGACAAGTTTTTGCAGATTATTGACGTGCAAATCAAGGACATAAACGGTAAGTACCGAATCATCGAGCCTATAGACCAAAAGGATGAAGACCCGACATTCCCCTTCGCACTTCCTTTAAGGGAACGATTTTCCACAGACGGCTTCCCTCGCTTTTACGACAAGCTAAGTAGCGACACACTAGAGTTGTTTCCAGCCCCTGACAATGGGATTACTGTTACGTTGTCCGCAGGTCTTCGCATTTACTTCAAACGAACAGCAAGTCTGTTCAGCGCAGACGGAACTGACACCACAGCCGTACCAGGATTTGATTCAACCTTCCACGTAATCCTTTCATACATGGCTGCTGTGCCTTTTTGTATGTCTTACAAGAAAGACAGGGTAGGACTGTTTCAATCAGAGGTAGTAAGGTTGAAGGACGAGATACTTAAACAGTACACAAAGAGGGCAAAAGATGAACGTAAACACATGACTTCGGAGTTTATAGCACACAGATAATAT